GTGAGCATATCTACTTTACTTCTAATACTATCGGTAATACTATATCCTTTGGATAGCACTTTACTTATACTTCCAAGAGGACCTGCTAAAGTATCGCCAATACTATCAACTATACCATTTAAAAGTGATCCCGTAAATTGATCTGCCATACATTGTGGAAATCCAAGAACTTCATCAAATGAATCTGTCATAGATCTCAACATTGTTTCAACAGTTCCTGCTAAAGCAGCAGTAACATTACCTGCCATACATGGAAGTGCTTTCTGAAGTCCACCCACTGGACCAACCATTGCTTTTTGTGCTGCCACACCTGCTAAATGTGCTGCTACAGGGTTTTGAGATACTGCTAACACCTGATTAAAGACAGTGTCATATAATACCTTTAATCCTGTTTGCACCTGTCCCGTTAATTCTCCAACAACATTTTCACTAATATCTCCAACTAAACCATTAACACCTGTTGTGATAGTTTTACTTGTGCTTTTTATCAATTGATCTATCTTATCAACTTGTCCTTCTCCCATCTCTGAAAGTTTTTTGAAATCTTCTATAAAATTATTAACACTTGACTGTACTTTAGTTGTACTACTATCTGTGCAAGCACTACCTTTGGTGACTGCTTTGCCAATATTATTACTTATGGTTACATTATCATTTTTCTCTGCATTTTCCTTTGTTGTAGCAACTGGAGACTTTTGACTATCAGTTGTTTCTTGATTTGATTCATCTACTTTAATTGCTTTATTCTGTTCATACTGTTCTTTTGGTATCTCATTAGTATAACCTGTGAATGGTTTAAACGCACCACTATAAGCTGCAAATGCATCACTGGATGCCTTTGTTCTACCAAAACTTGCAATGATTGCAGGAACTTGGGCATCGTCACCATCTAAGAAGAATCCTAATACAATTTCTCCAGGTTCAATGTATATTGACTGTGCAGAATTCTTTGCTCCTGTTCCCGCAGTTGGAGGTAACAATACGATTGCCAAAGGTAAATCTACATCTGGTAACTTTTTCTCATCAGGATGATAACCCATAATCCTGACTCTTCTTTTGAGACCCCAGTTTTTATTGACGTTCCAGTTTACTTTATGGTTAGGAGCTGGAGGAACTTGTCCTATCCACCATCTAAAACCATCTTTTCCAAGAAAATTTGTTTTTATATTATTTGAATCATCCATTATTCTTCATCCTGTGACTGTTGTTGTTCCCTATCAGGATTATCTCCTGCAAAATCTTTCAGAATTTTCATAACTGTGTATGATTTTTCTATATCATAATGATGACATAACTCTTTGATTAGGTAAGCACCAGACTGTTTATTATCTATAGCATCTGCACCTGTTGTTGCTGTAGACATTGGAGGAAATTCACATTCAATACACATTCCTGCCTCTAAATTTGAATTAAGAGGTATTGTTACTTGTAATACGTTTGTAAATAATGTATTATATCTTGTAACAGATTGCATTTGAAATTTCAATGGATTAGATTTTTTAAGATGATTCGTATCTCTCCTTGCCAATACCCCAATATCAAGTATTCCAGTCAATGATCTGGTTGCAGTATCTTCGATAGTATCTTCAGAACCTGTTTTGTTATCAGGATCAAGTTTTAATGGATACCTTGTAGGGTCTTCAGAACCCATCAAAGACATATTATCTTTTTTTATCTCATCTTTTCTTTTATAATGGAGTGTTTCAAATTCAAAGTTATATGGATTGAAATACATGCCAGTGCTTGAATAGGTTCCTAATTTTAAATTTTTTACGATATCATTATTTTGCAGTATCGAAAAACTCAATATTTTAAAATCAGTATTTACGGGTCTATCATTTTCATCAAATCCTTGTGTTGCTTCTCCATAGTAAAATGGTGGTGCTTTTAGTTTTTCACCAGAATTACTTGTAAGTTTATAAGTTTCTTGCCTCATTAAAGTATCAACAGATTTGAATTTATAACCAGTCTTAGTTTGAAAAAATAAAAATCCTGCACTTCCACCACCCGTTGAAGCAGAGACAGATTTCTTTGCCAACCATACTATTGTAGGAAATGGTTTTTTTAAATTTCCAATAAATCCATATGAATTTGCTGCCATTTCAACACTAAAACGATCTTTATCTATACCAAGAGTATCTGTTAAAATATTTTCAACACTAGCACCAATGTTCTGGTCTGGAGAATATTTTTTATAACATCTAACAGTTTCATTAACTATTGCTTCCCTAGAAGTCAAGTTAAGAGTGAACATTTCTCTTTTAGCATCTCTGGTGACACCTGTAATACCAGTTACATACATGTAATCTTGTGCTTTTTCAGAAAAATCTAATGGAATATTAGTCTCAACATTTGCTCCAATTTTTATCCTGCATATTTCTCCACCTCTAATAGGCAAAGCATTATAAAGTGCTTTTAGTTTATCATCAGTGCTTTCTGTATCTTCCTCATCTTCTGTAACAACTTGAGCTTCATTAATTACTAATACCTTTAAGGTAACACAAGGAGAAAATATATCTTCATAATAATCAACAGCAGCAATAAACGGAGTCAAATCAAAAGGTTTTTCGCCCTCCTTTCGTCTGTCCGAATGTATTAAAAATTCTTCTATTATACACTGATTAGTTGCTGACATGGTTCTTAATTAAGCACCTCCAATGCCTCTTTCTCTCTAAGTAACTTGTAGTCATCTCCACTCCTATATGCTTTCATAGCATTAGAATAACTTTTAGCACCAGACCTTGTATTTGCATAATCTGATCTTTGTGGTGGAGCAACGACAGTTATTGTTTCTGCAACAGCCTTTGGAGTTATTTTATCAAGATTGAGTTTATTTTTTCCCTCTATTGTTAATTTTTCGTTCTTCAACTTCTGTTCTGCATTATTAACCTGTTGATTAACCTTACCTACCATATTATTTTGTTTCTTTTCTAAGTTATTCTCATCACTTGTACTTGAATAGTTTTTTCTATATTTAACTTCAGTAGGATCTATACCAAATTTTTCAAGAGCAGCACTAATCTCCTCTTTAGTATCATACTCTGAAGGATTTTTCTCAACCTCAGACTTAACCATATCATACATTCCAAAAGGAATAAGTTCTTTGTTATCATCCAATACAACCAACGGATCAACTTTTACACCACTACTATTACTTGATGTTTCGTCACTACCCTCTTTATCATCTTTATTATCTTTATCATCACTTTCTCCCCCTTCCCCTTCAAACTCCTTATCAAGTTCTTTACTATTTTCTGGATCTTCAAAAACTTTCTCTGCACCAGTGATAGCACCACTTAACTTTTGCCAACCTAATTCTACGTCAGAAAATGCTTCTTTTAATCTTCCCGACTTATCTTTAAAGTCAAGTTCTATTATATTTTTTCCAAATGCAAGAACTGTTTTAGCTAGACCTTTTACAATATCAAAAGTTCCCGAAACAAAATTTGATATTCCCGTCCAAACATCCTGAATTACTTTTACTGCTTTTTCAATCGTATCTTTAATATTATCAATATTTTTAAATAACCAAGCACCCGCAAAAAGTCCAATTATTTTTAACACGCTATTAAGGATACCTCCACCACTTTTTTTAATAGAATCTTTGATATTAGAAAATGATGAGGACATTAAATTAGGTTTTTCTAATCTTGCTTCTTCTGCTTGTTTTTGTTGTAGGTCTTTTTGTTTTATTCTATTCTCTTTAATAGTCTCTAAACGTTTTCTTTTCAATTCATTTGCTTTTTGCAATGCTGTTTGTATCCCAATAACAGTTTTAGACATTGATTTAATATTATTTTTTAAACCACGAAACTTAGACCTCATAGAATCTATGGGAGACTTTTTTCCTGGTGGTAATGCTGCTACTGCCATTATGCTAAGTATGCGTTATAAGTTGATTTTGAGAAATTATCATACAAATTATCTTTATTTGATGAACTAATATTAGTAGGCACACTGTTACCTGCAGAAGCATACTTTTTCCCGTTAGATTGTTGTTTCTGCCCAGCTTGAATCACATTTACCTTAACTGGTGCTTTAGCAGTTGGTCCAAGATTTTCATAACTTTGACTTCCCGTACCACTTATCTCAACGTTATCTCCAGTACCTGTAACATCAACTCCTTCATTATTAGCATCTCTCTTCAAGTCTGCATGTATGGATTGACCCATGGCAGAGACACTCAAAACACCTGAAATACCTTGCATACCTGGTATTAAACTGGTAATAGCACCTGCAGTATATAATCCTGCACCCACCCAGTTACCTTTCATACCTTCACTTACAGCACCCCAGATATCAAGACCAGTACCAATAATAGGTATAGATCCTAAAATTCCTTTTTTAGCAATTTTACCTGCAGTTTTTTGTACTACTTTCTTACCAACTTCTTGAGTTACTTTCTTTTTACCTAAACCTAACATTTTTAATGCTTTCTTCAAAGGACCAGGTATCGCTCTTTTTATAGCAGCAAATGCCTTTCCCATTGAAGCCTTAATAATTCTTCCTGCAATCCTAAATGGGAAAGTTACAACCCTAGTAACTAATCTACCAATACTTCTAGCAAAATTACCTGCAAGTTTTATCAAATTGCCTACAATTTTATTGAAGAAATAAACTCCAGTTACTACTTGTTGAAGAGCAGAGTTTAAATCTATACCTAATTCTTTGAATAATTCTGTATTACCATCTCTCCATGCATTAAACAATCTAAATGCTTTCTTTACAATAAAACCACCAAAAAGAACCATTATTGCTTTCTTCAAACCTTCAAAGAAACCAAATGTTTTCTTCTCTTGTTCCTCTACCTTTTTTCCTGCTTCTTGTTCTAAATCAGTTTCTTCTAATTCTGACTCTGCCTCCTGTTTTTGTTTCTTTTCTAAGAAAAGACTTTGTTGTTTTGCTAATTCTTCTTGTATTTTAGCATCAACCTCATTTCCTTTTATAATTACTTTTCTAATGTTAGCAAGAGATGTTTGTATATTAGCAACACTAGCTTCCAATGCATCTACTCTCTTAGTTAAATTATTAACTGGAGCAACTAAAGCACCACCCTCTGCTTGTACTCTCTTTTCTTCTATAGCACCTTTACCTGCTAATACTAAAGCACCCCCACCAAAAGCCATTTTACTGGTTCTAGCTATTTTCTGTCTATTTTGTTGGGATAGAATACGACTTTTAAATATCTTCTTTCTTTCTGCGGGTGTCAAAATTTTTCCCGTAGCAGGATCTATCCCAGTATCTGCTGCATCCAGATTGGGATTATTACCTATATTGAAAAATTGATCGTTAACCGCCATTTACACCATTTTTTAAATTTTCTTCTTCAATATACTGAGATAAGAGAGTTACATATATTTCTCTTTCCCAAGGCATCATATTTTCTAACTCTGTTAATGAATATTTATGATGCTGCATCAAGGCAAAATTTGTTTTGAAGTATGACTCAAGAGATTCGTGAGCCATGGCTAATCGAAAAAAGACGATAACCCTTCTAAAACGATATGATTACTAACTTTAGTTTTAGGATTAACTATATCAAAAGTATGTTTCAACTTTGGCATAGTCTCAAAAAATCTCTCAATTTTTTTGAACTGTTTTGAATTAAGTTGTTCAAGGAAAGTATTTAACTCTTTCTTTGTACAGTCAGAAGCAACAAATGATTCCTCTGGACTAAAGACTTGATCAATACACTCAGCAATCAACTCAAAAGTATCTTCTACCGAAACATCAACATCATTAAAATTAGACTTAATGAACTGTCCTAGAGATGGATATCTTAATCTTAGAGTATAATTATCATCTAAAACTATATCCTTATCATGTTCTGGATCTACATCAAATGTTATTTGATCTATGTCAACTAATACAGGAACTTGTGTCACTCCATCATCAGGACAAGTAATATTAACTTCAACTTGCTCTCCAACAGATTTACCACGAATATGTAGGAATAGATATTCTATCTCAAAAGTTGGTAGTTTGTCTACTTTAATGCCCTTTGTCAATATACAACTGGAAAGAACATCCTTAACAGCACGACCAATTTGTTTTTCATCTTGACTCTCCATTGCTATAACAAGAATTTTTTCTTCTTTAACAAGGAAAGGTCTATATTTTACAGTTTTTTTCGTAACAGGCAACTCTAACTCATACGTTGGAGTTGTAATGGTTGGTAAAGGCATAATAAATTATAGCAATTCGTATAGTATATAGCAGGGTTATCGTCACTTATTAATTAAAACTACTTCTGCGACTTTTGTTTTGTTTTTCTCTATTAATTTGATATTGTGGTTTTGTTTTTTTCTTCTTACTACCAGATAAACTTATTGTTGAATCTGTTGTAGTTATGACCTGTTCCTCAACATCAGGTCTTGTAACATCATTCTCACTTTGAAGTCTCTCCTTAACATCCGCTATGGTAAGATTATTATACCCTGCACCACTACGATACTTAGATATGTTACTTATAGGACCACAAACATAACGAGTGTATTCAAAAGCACAAGAAGCAGTTAAAATCTTAGATGCATCATATCCAACTTGAACAGCACTTAGGTTTTGTGGGAATAGATTAAAGAAAGTATATTCTAAATTATTAGAATAATCTCTTTCAAACTTCATTATCTTAGTTTCTTCCATTCTATAATCATCAGGATACTGCATCCTAACATAATAGTTTGATTTGCTTTGAGTTATAGGTCCTATTCTTCCACCAGGTGCATGAGTTCCACCTGCAGTATATTCCATCCAGTGCTCTAAAAATTTAATAACTTTATAGTCATCATCAACGTAAAAAGTAAGATTAATTGGTACATATATTCTACTATGTGCAAATTTTTCTGTTATTCCTGTATAAGCACCAGTGATGTTTGCAGTAGCAAGGGACGAACCTGGCAATGTTGCCTGACTGCATAGTAAACCCATCTCTCCTGCTATGAATCTTTTATCTACTCCTCTTTTTCTTAAGTAACTACCTAATCCTCCAACTGCTCTACCAAAACGAACTTCATAATGAGAAGTTTGAGCTAGATTAGTTAGAGTTGGTTTAAAATCGCTTATCCTTCTTGGTCTCGGTTTTTCCACACTAAATATCTAATATGAGTTTAATTATACTTATTTAGCATGACATATAAAGGAAAATACCGACCATCTCATCCTGAGAAGTATAAAGGTAATCCCATGAATATAGTGTATCGTTCATTATGGGAAAGAAAGTTTATGGTTTATTGTGATAAAAATAGAAATATATTAGAGTGGTGGAGCGAAGAAATTGCTATTCCTTACAGATCACCGATTGATAGAAGG